ATTTTTAACTCTTTTTACGTTTTTTACGTCTATGTTGGTATGTTATCTTCTTACTTCCTGTTTTTTCACGTTTGAATCGTGCTTTTTCGGCTGATGACATTTCTGAAGCAGTCTTAGGTGTCTTACTTGAGACACGTTTACTGGGTCGGCAAGCTGGATAACCTCGTTTTTCGCCTTTTTGACGGCCACAGGGTTTTCCAGTTTTGACATCTACCCATTTTTCTTTGAACCAACGGGTTAAACCGCCACTACTTCTTGCCACGTTTCTTTGCCTCGGTGCGATAAGTGCCACCACGCTTTTTGTACTCTCGTACAAGCCATGCGTTAGCGTAAGCAGATGGATAAACTTTAAATTTACGTTTGGCCTCTGCTTTTACCCTAGAGTATAACGCTTTATTTACAGGAACATTCGCCACGTTTTTTACCTCCCTTCTTTTTCTTCTTCTTTTTCTTTGTAGTGGAATGGTACATAGTGGAAAAAGGAAACTCTTAGTATATTCTAAACGAAGTTTGGCCTAATGTCTCTGGTTTGGCAAGGTTGAATTGTTGGAGACAGAGATAGCCGAAAGCGTCAAATGCGTGGTCAACTCCAAGGTTTTTGTTTGGCAGACCTGTGTTTGGGGCGTAAGTCAGGGTGCGGAGGGATTTTATGAGTTCTTTGCAGCGTGGATGAATCAGTGTCCTGCGTTCGCCCATTGCGTCATATAGTGCAGTGTTAATTGCAGTCACTTTGTCACGGACTTTCCAGGGAGATCTGGGAGATGACACAGTAAATCCGCTTCTACGCAGGATAGTATGATCTGTTGATCCTACTCCTGATGTTTTTCTGGCTGAACCTGTTGGGTCGGGGCAAGCGATAATTCTTCTGTCTACTCCGTAACGATTTGTAACTTCTTCAGCAAAATCCCAGGTTGTTGCACCGCCCGTCAAAATTATCTCGTCAAAGACGTAAAGTATATCTCTGTGTCGGACAGCACAGATTCCGCAAAGTGGATCTACGTTAAAATCGACTCCTAGTAAGAGTGGAGCGATGGATATGTCCTCCGCTTCGGTAGAAATGTTGGAATCTGAAAATGAGACTGCAACAAGACCAGTGAGATTCTCGAAACTTGCCTCGAACTCCTGCTTGAATGTTCTGTTGTCTAATTGGGCCTTGGCTGCTTCGACTTCTTCGGCTGGAACATTACCCCCGTCTATTGTTGTGAAGCTCCAGCGTTTCCAATCTCCTGTTTCATCCTCTGGAACGTAGCACCATAAATCGTAAAACCATGAGGCTGTGCCGTCTGGTGTGGAGATAAATAGTGCCCAACCTTGTTTATCTGCGAGGGCTGGTCGAATAACTTGAAACCAGACATCGGAATCCATGAAGGCTGCTTCGTCAAGTACTACTCCAGCGAGGCTTCGGCCACGCAGGGTTGTTGCATTTTCTGTGCCTTTGAGTTCGATTAGCGATCCATTGATTAGTTCAATTTTAAGGTCGGTTTCGTTTTTGGATTGTATCCATTCTCTTGGGATGAGTTTCTTTATTTCTTTCCAGGCTATGTCTTTTGCCATGCGGTAAGTAGGGGCACAGTAGAAGTATGTTTCGCCTGGGCGGTCTATTGCTGCTTTTAAAAGTTCTATGCAGGATAAATAGGATTTTCCGAATCTTCTGCCAGCCACGAGGACTCTGAATCTGTTTTTTGCGTTGAATACCTCCCCCTGTGCCCATCGTAAAGAGAGATTTTCGGCTGTTTTTGTACTCATGTAGTAAAGAATAGCTTAAATATTGATGGATTTCCGTGTTTTTCTCGACTAAACCATGTTTTTAGGGTTATTATTCAAGTATTAACAACAATTTTAGTCCGTGGCTGATTCTGTTCTTCGTAATACAAATGGTCAATTTACATCCGAGCGAGCTTTAAAGGATGGGAGAGTATGTGGAAAGAGACAACCTGATGCAGTAATAGAAGCTAGAAGGCAAAGACTATATTCAAAGCAGTTGACAGGTAAAACTACCAGACAATTAGTGCATGAGCACTCATCTAGAGAGGGCATCGGGATAGATACAGCTTGGAGCGATTGGAAACAGGTAAAGAAATGGAACGATGAGGATTGGGAACAAGATAGAGAGAAGATGGTTTCACGACTCCAGGGAATGAGAATGAGGTTATTTGAACAGGCCGTAAGGAAGGGACAGCTACAGACGGCTGCTCAGATACTAGATTCACTTGGTAAAGTATTAGGCGAGAGTGTAGAGAACATCAATTTAAACACTCCACAACTATCGATTCAAGTAGAATCTAAGAAAAATAGTTGACACTAGAGTAATATTGTAGTATTATTATATTGTAGTACATTTATCGCTTATGTTCTGATTTATCAGTAAGTTCCCTGTCTTTCCATTAGCATCGGCTGAAGCTGCAACTTGTCCCCCTAGCTGTAGCAGATAGCCAATAAAAATTCCCCAGACTGTGAAGACTAGGGAAAGGGGGGACAGTGGGCGGGCGTGGATTAGTTCAGTTTGTAGCAGATATCAGAATTATTATAAACCTGCATACACTTTTCATAGGCTGGACTGTCTACGATACTGGCAAGAATAAAACCAGCGATAAAAATAACCATAGCAAGTCGGACATAATTTAAATTAGATCTTGTTGCTAATTGGTAGCGATTGCGTGGATTGTTTGGTTTAGACATTTTACAGTGAAGCAACGGGAAAGAGAATAAAAACGAATTAAGATTTATAGATAATTGATAAAGCTTTATTGTGAGCTAGTTTAATATCTTTATCAGATAAAACTAAACTTTCATAATCAACAATTTCTTTAGCTCTTTCATATCTATAATCAAAATCGGTAGTAATACAAACAATTAAACCTGTAACTAATTTATGTAGATGTTCGGGAACATCAAAATTAATTAATTGTTGTTTGGCTGTTTGGTTTGGGTTTGGTGTTTTCATTTGTTTAGTTCCTGATGTGGTTTAATTCCAAAAAAAGTAAGTAGATTTATCTGCTTCAATTTCTACTAAATCGAGATCATACCAAACATTTGAATAATCAATATTAGAAGAAATAATATAAGGGATAGAATCTAAATCAACAGTTTCTTCGATATAGTGCTCTGCACATTCTTTAGTATTATCAAATTCACCATAATATTTGTTTGATAATTCTCCGAAGTATTCAGAACCAAAATGTCCAATAAATTCCTCATGTAAAGAAACAGAATAACCATCAGCTAGAGCATCGTCTAAACTTTGACAATAATCGAATAATTCAGAATCATCTATATGTTCAGAATAAATAGAATTTAGATAAAGACAATCAGAATAAAACCACTCATCGCGGCATACTGATTTTCTAGCTTTTTTCATTAATTCTGTAAATTCTTCTAAATCGTTAGAATTTTGAAAAATTTCGTAAACGTTAAACCATACCCATTTATTTGTTTCATAATCTTGGATACAAATACAAGGATAGTTTTCAGAATAACCCTGTCCAATAGGTTTAATTTGTGTTGTGGTTTGGGTAGCCATAATAAAATAAATAGAGGATACAACCTTTATTTTAACCTAAATTTTAATATAATTCAACACTAAAATAATATTCTAATAACAACTAAAAAACCTTAAAAATTAGCACTTTTTACCCTCTAATCTCATCTTAAGATTTAATAAGATTCTCAAATCCCTTAGTATAACTACATAGTCTCATAAGTAAGAATCCTATAATTTTAAAATTTTTAGGTATAATCCTACCTTAACCAGTTTAAAATCATTCAAAAATACTACATTAAAAAAGCTAGAATCTATAGAGAATCTAGCCTTTAATTATTTAGTTCCTGATGTAGTTTTTATTGTGGGGCATATTTCCAATTTTTATTTTTTCTAATTGCTCTGACTTTATCCATAAAAAACTTAATTTCTTTTATTCCATTAGGAACATTAGTAAATTTAATTTTATTTATTTGGTTATTTTCAAGTTTTAAATCTTCACTTAAAATATGAGTTTTTTCAATTTTCAAATCTTCAATTTGATTTTTTAAAAATTCTATTTGATTTAATTTATGTTCAATAGTCTCATCTATAATATTTAAATCTTTAAAAATATTTCTAGTATCCATTAATTTGTGGTAATCTTTGTACTCAACTCTATAATCTCCATTATCTTCTAACCAATGTTCTAAATCTGCAATATTACAAATGTATTCATCACATTCAAAATAAGGATCTTGAGATTTGATTTTTAATTCTTCATAATCATTATTTAATTTTTCTAGTTGCTTTTTAGCAATTAGTTTGTAGTTTTTTCTGGTCATTTTGTAATTTTGGGTGAATGTACAATATTATTCTAGTCGATTTTTTAAATAATTTCAAACAATAAAAAACCCTGATTTGTTAGATCAGGGCTATAAAATAATTATTAATAATTGAATGTATCAATACACGTTATTTCATTTTGAATCGTTTTTTGATACTCAATAAAAATAATCTTAGCTTTAATGAAAGATTCAATTTTTCTAATTAATTCTTTATGATTTTTAGCTCTCCAATTAGAACCAATGTCAAACAATCCATAATTAGAATTTTTGAATGTAATTTTATTTATAAAATACATAATCTTATCTAGTTAAAGCCAAACATTCTCTTTTAGCTAAATCAATTCTAGATCCGCACTTTCCATTGAGTAAACTTTCCATTCTTACTCGAGCTCCTTTTATATTATCTTTAACTCTTTGCTCACAATGTGTTTGTTGAAACGTTAGAGCATTAAAGCAATTATAAAGGTTTGGAGCTATTTCAAAATTTTGAGTTTCTTTAATAAAATTAGCTTTAATATCCGACCATTCTTTAGATAAGTCCTTATCAAAGTCTTTCTCTCTTTTTTCTTTAGTCTCTTTATCAACTACCGATCCAATTAATTTATCTTGTAGCATTTGTTTTGAAAGTGTTTTTAAAACTTCCATTGCTTCGGATCTATTATTGAATGAGACATTTTTCATTGCTTTAAATTCTTCAATAGAATTAGCTAAATCCTCACGTTGCCAAGATATAAATTCAGGTAAATTTTTAACATAATCGTTAATACCTTTTGAATGTTTAAAAACTAATTTATTTTTAGATCTATTTATTCTACCCATCTGATTAAAGCAGAATAATCTAAAATCAATAGAAACAACTTTGAATGAATACGAACCATCGTAAGAATTTATAAAACATAATCTTCTTCTAATTGGATCATCTTTCGAGACTTCCATATCAGCATTTCTAATACCACCATTAACAAAAATTCTAGATCCATTATTCATTAATGCGATATTCTCAAGATCTAATATATCTTTATTTCTTTCAAAGACTTCATATATTGGTTCATTATCTTGAGTAGCGTATGTTTTAGACATAACGCTTAATGGTTTACCAGTTTTAGAATCAACTATACATTTATGATTTGGTAATTGAATATCGTTACCAAAACTATTTTTAATATATATATCAGTGTCCACTGGTTGATTTAATGCACCAGTTTTTTCAAATTTTTCTCTAATTGAGATTTCATTATTTGGATCTATAGTAGTTCCACATAAATCTTCATTACCTAGTCTTTTAAATCCGTTTGGGTTTTTATAACGTTTCTCTACCATTAAGGGAGAATTAGCACTGTAAACAGTGTCTACTAGATTTGGTTGAAAATAGTTCATTTGGGTGTTGAAAAATAACTACATATATATATTAAAGTATTACTCTAATAAAAACAATATCAATTCATACTATTTATAGAAATTAAAATTTTATCAATTAGCTTATGTGATCTATAAACTAAATTATCTGAAAATTGTTCATTATAATTATTTGAAATTTTTTGAAGAATAATTAAAATAAAAAATAAATCTTGAATAGATAGTTGAACATGACTATGTTTAGAAAACTTATGAATGGTTGAGGCCATGATGAATGAAAGAAAAATGAATGAACAATCCATAGATAACCTAGTCAATTATGAATGTCAAATTCTGAGAATTATCAGTGAGAATTATGAATGAGAATTTTGAATGTTGCATTATGAATGAAACTAAACTAATATTGTAATGTTCTATATCATTCATCCACAATGAAAGAAAATGAAAGAGACTTTAAAAAAGTACTCGAATCCATAAACTCTCTTGAGAGTAAAATCACAAGTTTAGAAAATTTTGTGAAAGAATCTTTAGTCAAAATTCACGAAATGAATAAACAAGATATAACGCACCAACATAAAGTTAATCTTGATAATTGCAAACAAATAGGTGAGATCATAGATTTGATCTCAGTTCACACTGATTCAATCCACGAAATTAAAGGAAAGATCAGTGACTAAAGACGAAGCTGAGAACTTCATCTATAAATGTTTAGTGGACAACGAATCCAAAAAAGATCCAAAAGATAAATTAACTCGATTGGATATATGTGATATATTGCATACTGATTTTGAGATTCCGAAGTCTACGGCATATAGATATTACAAAGACTCCTTTAATCTATATAAATGGGAACAGGCTAAACCCGATCCAACAAAAAAGATTAAAGACAATAAAGATACCATTTTAGATAATGTCTTAGATACTGCTGAAGCTGCACTAGCTGACGGAGATAGCCTAGCGTATTACAAAGGTATCGAATTATATTCAAAATTACTTACGAGGTTTAAAAAAGTATGATTTTACACGGTACACCGTGCGATTCATTTATGCACAACCATCAATCTGCGTTGGATAGCCAGCGTGAAGATGATGCGATCCAATATCTAGAAGATTGTGGGGTCTACCCCGATCCTGATGATAAATTTTTTCCTATGGAGACAGATTATGAGTAAACATTTTAAATTAACAGTCACTTCCATGACTTGTCATCATCTTTACATAACTACACCAGACAATGTAGATCAACAAAAAGTTTATGAACATTGGAGGAATTTTGATGGGGGAGATTTTTCTCACGATCCAGATGGAGATTGGGAGTTTTCTGATCTATACGAAGTTGATAAAGAAGATATTGACTCCTTTCATGTAGATTGGGAGGAAGAGATACATGACTAGCGATCCATTAAATTTATTTGATTCTCAGATTTGTGTTGATTGTGGTCTACCCTGCCATTTTGGTTCGGGTAGATTTGTTAACAGATATTCAGTTTACAATGATGATGTTGAAGGTTGGAGATGCGGAGACTGTGCCGCAGAAGTAGACGCACTATTGGAGGAACTTCAGAATGATTAAAAAAGTTCTAGTAACTCTGTTAGTTACAGTGGATGATGAAGATGAAGAAATTTGTCCGATAGGCGATCCACTAATTGAAAATGTTGTACTTAATCATTTAGATGATGGATTTATTGATCCTGTAGAGGAAATATATACCTCGTATATATCTGATTATGTCGAACATTCAAAACGTGTAGAAAAAAGAATTGAAGATTTATATTACTAAACGACTGCTAACTCTTTAAGATTTTTGTGGTAACGATCCACTCTATCTAGAAAAATACTTTCGGATCCTCGCAACTCTAAGTTGTTGAGGATTTTTATTTGAGGTTTTCCGCTTCTGCGAGCTACCACAACTGCACCGTATTTTGGTTTTATTCCTGTGAGATGCTGTAGACCTAGACTATACGCTCCAAGTTGATGACAGAATTGTTCGATCATATCATCTGACCTTACTTCTTTTGCTGTCTTCCAATCCACTATGAATGGCCCGTCTCCATCTATATCTAATAGGGCATCTGCTGTGCCAGCAAAACCGTATCCTGGTTTGTAGACGGAGAACTCAACTGCATGAATGGCCGTTACACGATCCAGTATGAATGATCGTAAACCTCTTGCGTAGCCTGACGCACTCCAGCTAACACGCGGCGCGGATTCAACTGCTTTTTGGAGGCCCCATTGAGTGACTTTTTTCGGACAGCGTTCCAATCCATCCGATCCAGTCCTCCATAAACCTCTTTTGTTCGAGTTTTGCCTTGCAAATTTTGCTGCAAGCTTGAGAATAAATTCTGCATGACTGTGTGCGAGCTTACCTCTTTCGCAAGCAATGTCACGCTCCACAATAGAATCGGA